TGAATAAGAACCGTTGGCTCGACAAAGTGATTATGGAATATCTATCACCCAATGGTTCTCCGTTGACACCAAAAGGTGAAGATGAGTACCAACAAATTTGGTCTTCTATCATTGCGAATGATGGCTCGGTGCAACATTTGGACTGGATGGATGAAAACACCAAAGAAGTTTTCAAAACTTCCATGGAAATTGATCAACGTTGGGTGATTGAACATGCAGCAGACCGTCAAGTTTATATTGACCAGGCACAATCATTGAATGTATTCTTTAGACCAGATTCACATATTAAATACATACATGCCATTCATTTCTTAGCATGGAAAAAAGGAGTGAAGACTATGTACTATTGCCGTTCAGAGAAATTAGCCAAAGCGGATAAAGTATCTAGACGTATTGAACGTGATGTAATTAAAGAAATTGATATGGCTGCAATTGCGGAAGGTAATGATTGTATCGCATGTGAAGGCTGATCATGTCGCACATAATTGCAAATTTACCCACAGTCAAGTGTTTCATTCGCAAAGAATTCCTATATGATTTTGAAAAGGGTTTTGGCCAGCTTGTTCCTTGCTGGTGGGTTAGTATTAAATCGTTGAGGGGGCAAGCCTTTCGTATAGAATCATATTTGAATGAATATGGTGCATTGTACGACAAACTGCCAATCAGTGCTTACTGTTGGAAGCCCATCGAAGGTGAACCTTTACCACTTGACCACTTGCAATTGTGGGACTGTTTGAGTTATGATATCACTATCTTGAAGAAGGCTCAACTTCAATCAATGAAGTGTAAATTCAAAACAAAATCTGGTGGTTGGATGTACGGTGAATATTTGTTTACAGTAGATTCGGCTCATCCAGATTTCAATACACTAGATACTGGTATGTCTGAAGATGTTGAGGATCATAAGTCTTACAATTTTATCAAATGTGATAATGGTCAATTTGCATGTCAGCCAAATAATAGAATGATTGTGTTTGAACCATCGAGTAATCCTCGTGAGTTGAAATATACAGATTTTAAAGTATCAACCAAAAGATGGTCGGTGGAAACTGAAGCCAAGTGGGCTTTAGGTGACACTGATACCGTCATGTACGAAAGAACGGAAAAATGAATTACAAAAGTATTTTCATTAGTGATGTGCATTTGGGTACAAACGATTGTAAAGCTGAGTTATTAAATAATTTCTTAAAACACAATAGTTGTGAAACTTTGTATCTTGTTGGTGATATACTGGATGTTTGGCGTATTCAACAGAATAAGTGGAGATGGAAACAAAGTCACACTAACGTTGTTAGAAGAATATTGGGTCACGCTAAACGTGGAACAAGAGTCATTTACGTAGCCGGTAACCATGATGAGTTTCTTAGACCATTAATGCCGTATAACATAGGATTTGGTAATGTTGAAATTATGAATCAGTGTGAACATATAGGTGTCGATGGTAAAAGATATCTGGTCATACATGGTGACTTATTTGATGGTATTAGTAGATTGGCTCCTTGGTTAAGTATATTAGGCGATAAAGCATATGATTTTGTTTTGTGGTTGAACAATAAATTTAATTGGTGGCGACATAAGTTTGGTTTTGGTTATTGGAGTTTAAGTCAATTTTTAAAAGGTAAAGTTAAAACCGCAGTCGATTTTATTTTTCAATTTGAGAAGAATCTAGTATCTTATTGCAAAAAACGTAATTATGATGGTGTTATATGTGGTCATATACACAAGGCTGAAATAAAAGAAATAGACGGAACGATATACATGAATGACGGTGATTGGGTTGAATCATGCAGTGCATTAGTTGAGAATGTGGATGGTAAGTGGGAAATAGTTTACTGGAAGGACTTAATAAATGTGGACACTAATACTGATAGCAGTGCATATTAATAATCCAAGTGATATTCCAGGAAGAATAAATTTACAATTTCAATCTCAGCTACAATGTGAACAAACTTTACAGTCAATGACATCCTGGCTGAAATTCGATAAATTTAAGGTTGAGGGAAAATGCCAGAAAACAAGTTAAAAGATAAAATTACGATAGTTGTTCCGTGTAAGAATGAAGAAAATTATATTCACCATTTATTAGAGGCTCTTTGCCTGCAAGGTATTGGAAACACTAGAATTATAATTGCTGATTGTTCTACCGATAATACTAGACAGGTCATAAAGAATCATAGTTCTTTTTTGAATATTGAAGTGATTGACGGCGGTCCAGTTTCTATTGCTAAAAATAATGGTGCTAGATTGGTCACAACTCCATACATACTATTCATCGATAGTGATGTTAGATTTTTTTCAAACACAGTTATATTTGATTGTGTCGAAGAAATGGAAAATAAAAATTTGGACTTGATTGGATTGAAAATAAAATGTTATGATAATGACATTAGAACACAAATTGGATTCATGTTATTCAATACAATCAACAGTATTATGAAATATAAAGTTCCCTTTGCTGTCGGTGCTTTCATGTTAACAAGAACAGATAGATTTAGAGAATTTGGTGAATTTCCACAGAAATATGAAACAAGTGAAGATTTCTTTTTATCGAAGAAATACGATACTAAAAAATTCAAATTGATGAATCACTATTTCGGGCAAGATAGTAGAAGACTAAAAAAAATGGGTTACATCGGTATGATTTGGTATTTGATTAAAAATTTTTGGAATAGGAACAATGAAAAATATTGGAACAATATTAATTACTCAAAGTATTGGAAATAAAATTAAGGATAAAAAATGAAAAGATTATTAAGATTTACTGCATCATGGTGTCAGCCATGCAAAGCAATGTCTACGATGTTAGAAGAAGTCAACGCTGATTTAAAACTACCAATTGAAGTCATAGATGTAGATGTACATTCCGAAATTGCTTTGGAATATGGTATACGTTCTGTGCCAACTCTCATTATGAAGGATGAGAACATTGAGATTAAAAGAACAACAGGTCTAAAAACAAAAGAAAAATTAACGGAGTGGATTAATGGTTAAAAAGAATGCATCGTCACTAACAGACAGTAGAAATCATTTTAAACCTTTCAATTATCCGTGGGCGTATGAGGCATGGCTGAAACATGAACAATCACATTGGCTTCATACAGAAGTTCCAATGTCTGAGGATGTAAAAGACTGGAAACAAAAACTATCAATTGAAGAAAAACAATTTCTTACACACATCTTCCGTTTCTTTACACAAGGTGATATTGATGTTGCCGGTGGATATGTTCGCAATTACTTGCCATATTTCCCACAGCCTGAAGTTCGTATGATGTTGTCTGGCTTTGCAGCACGTGAATCCCTCCATATCGCCGCTTATTCACACTTGATTGAAACTCTTGGGCTACCAGAGACAACTTATAATCAATTTCTCGATTATCAAGAAATGCGGGATAAGCACGAATATTTAATGGACATATCATCACGTAATAGCACGAAAGAATCTACTGCTGAACACATTGCTGTGTTCTCAGCTTTCACTGAAGGTATGCAACTGTTTAGTTCTTTCATCATGTTACTTAATTTTCCAAGAACAGGCAAGATGAAAGGCATGGGTCAAATCGTAACGTGGTCTATCGTTGATGAAACGATGCACGCCGAAGGTATGATCAAACTCTTTAGAACCTATATAGAAGAAAATAAAGAAATTTGGAATGATGAACTAAAAGGTAAAATTTATACAATTGCTGAAAAGATGGTTCAGCTTGAAGATAAATTTATTGATCTAGCTTTCTCTATGGGTGCTATGGAAGGATTGTCTTCTGAGGATGTTAAAAAATACATTCGATACATCACTGACCGCCGATTAATTTCTTTGGGATTAAAAGGTATCATGAAAGTCAAGAAGAACCCGCTACCATGGGTTGAAGAAATGATCAATGCACCGACACATACAAATTTCTTTGAAAATCGTGCAACAGACTATGCCAAGGGCGCCACAACAGGAGACTGGGGTGATGTTTGGGCTAATTAAGGAGAATATATGTCAGAAAAATTAGTATCAGCAGAATGCGAAAATTGTGAATCCACCTTTGAAATAGCTTTCGAAGAAGATTATGTGTCCGATGAAACACCAACGTTTTGCCCATTCTGCGGTGAACGAATCGAAGTCCTCAGTGAAGAATATATAGATGATGAAGACTTTGATGAAAATGAAGAATGACAATAAATTGGTATCATAACGACATAATATTTAATGAAGAAAACATAGATGATAACTACGGTTTCATCTATGTTATCACCAACTTAACTAATGATAAGAAATACATAGGTAAAAAGTTTTTTTATTCTATGAAAAGTAAGATCATAAAAGGTAAGAAGAAAAAATATAAAATAATATCCGATTGGCAAACATATTATGGTTCTAATACAGAACTACAAAATGATGTTAAGTCTTTGGGTGAAAGTAACTTCAAAAGAGAAATCATTCATTTATGTAAGTCCAAAGGTGAATGCGGTTATCTCGAAGCAAAAGAACAATTTGATAGATGCGTTTTAGAATCTGAACAATACTACAATAATTGGATTATGGTCAGAGTTAGAAAAACACATATAAAGGCATATAATGATAGAATCTTGGCAAGCATTAAGGAGTGAAGAATACGATGGAATAAATTTCTATCGTAATGATGATGATGAAATTGAGATAGTTTCATTCCAATTTAAAGAATCTGGTACCAAGATAGGTGGAACTTCCGCAGGTGATCTGTACGATATCATCATTTTTCCAGAGGACCCACCAAAGATGCCAGAAAAATTTCAGGCAATCTTGAGTTCACCTATTGACTATATTGACAATATGATAGATAATGGCTTCTTGGGTGTAGTGTCGAAAGTTACCACATCCTCGGAAAAGGTTGTCGAAGAGGTGTTCGATGGCCTTTGTGAATCTGTGTCTGAATATATTGATTACTATGAAAAGGAAATGAAAGATGTTTGATAAATATGAATTGAAAGAACTTTTGTCTGGTACCGTTTCAACTGTCGTGTTTACTAAAGTTGACGGAACTGAACGTGAAATGAAATGCACTCTTTTGCCGGAATATCTTCCTACAAAGCCTGTTGTAGAGGGGCAACAACTTTTGACAGAAAGTTTGCCAAGAGCAGAGAATCCTAATACAATGTCCGTATGGGACTTGGAGAGCAACGGTTGGCGTTCTTTCCGTACAGACTCTGTTAAATCTGTTATTACACATGAGACACGCATCAGTTAAAGATTACGAAAAATCACTGTCCGGCGGTGAACCTAGCTGGAATAAAGGTGAAACTTCCCTCTCTCTTGCATTGAACTGGTATAACTACCATTCTGATTCGAAAGAGAGTAAAAAGTTTACGCTTTCTTACCTCAAAGAAATTAATGCATCAAAAAAAGAAATTGAACTCATTGAAAAACTTTCTGAGGACAAATTCAAAAATCTAGGTTTTGTCTGCCGGATGAAACTTCGTGGTGCACCACTTTCAGAAAAAAATGAAAAGTGGATTTCCGATTTTATTCAAAAATTGAAATCAAAGTCTCCGATCAAAGTTTCCACAGAAAACGTAGAACCAAAGATTGTTGTTTCCATACAGGAACGTGTGGCTGAAAAGACACGTGAATATATCGGTGAAATCGAAGGTGCGATTGACGATTGTATATTGGTGAAGGATTTTAAGGATGTATTTGATCCTTATGAATTGATGCGTGGGCTTGACGTTAAAGGTGCTCACACAAAATATATTATTCCTGTTTATCAAAAACGTTTGGCTGAAATAGAAGAATCAATTAATGACAAGTGTAAACAACTCACTGAAGCATATTCCTTCCTCACGAAGAAACAACAAAGAGAATATGCTAAACTATTGCAGTGTATTATTGCAGATTGTGAAAGAATCGCACATACCGCAAAACTCACACGCGCACCCAGAAAAAAGAAGGCTAAGCCTGTAAACAAAATTATCGAAAAGCTACAATATAAAAAGGAAGATAATGAATATAAGGCCGCTTCTATTAATCCTGTTGATATCATCGGTGCTGTACAGTTGTGGGTTTTTAACACAAAGACCCGCAAACTCGGATGTTACAATGCCGCAGATTCTGGTGGACTGAGCGTTAAGGGTACAACACTTATTAATTTCAATGAAACCACTTCCGTACAAAAAACGGTACGTAAACCGGAGGTTGTTCTTCCTGCTACAATGAAAGCAGGAAAGATTGCACTTAGAAAAACTCTTCCTGATATCAGTGCAGTTGAACAAGTGTTGACAGGTCGTATCAATTCTGATATAATCCTGCTTAGGGTAATTAAATAAGGTATAAAATGATTCTCGTTGATTTGAACCAGGTTTTGTTGTCTGGTTTGATGGCTCAAATTGCTAGTCAAAAAAACATTAAACTCGAAGAGGGTCTTGTTCGACACTTAGTTCTGAATATTATTCGTGGGCACGTTAAACAATTTCGCCAAGAATACGGTGAAGTTGTTCTTTGTTGTGATAACAAAAGATACTGGCGTAAAGAATTCTTTCCATTCTACAAAGCAGGTCGAAAGAAAGCACGGGAAAAGTCCGACCTCGATTGGCATCTGATTTTCGATATTCTTGGTAATCTTAAACAAGAACTAAAAGACAATTTCCCCTACAAATCTATTGACGTAGACGGTGCAGAGGCTGATGACATTATCGGCACTCTTGTTCCATTGTATGCTGGTGAAAACAATAAAGTCTTGATTCTATCATCAGACGGTGATTTTCTCCAACTTCAAATGTACAAGAATGTAAAGCAATACAATCCTGCACAAAAGAAGTTTATCAAGTCTGAAAATCCACTTGCTGAACTCAAAGAGAAGATTATCAGAGGTGATAAGGGTGATGGCATTCCAAATGTACTTTCTCCTGCTGATTGCTTCGTGCGCGACCTCAGGCAAACACCAATCAATAAAAATCGGATAGATAAACTATTGAATGAGAATTATAATGACTGGGAAGACGAAAGCGCACGTATTGGTTTTTCGAGAAATCAAACACTGATTGACTTGCGTGAAATACCAGTAGACATTAAAAATTCGATTATCGATACATATAATAATACAAAGCCGGCTCCACGTTCCAAGTTGATTAATTACTTCATGGAAAAAAAGCTAAAGAACCTAATGGAAGTTATCGGAGAATTTTAATGAGAAAAAATATTTACGAAGTGTTTGATGAATTTGCGAAAGTAAATACTAAACAAGAAAAAATCAATGTGTTGGCTAACAACTGGACGCCAACATTGAAACTCGTCTTGCAATTGACATTTCGCCCTGAAATGCAATGGCTGTTCAACTCTTATCCAACGAACTATAAGGTACCTGATACGAAACCAGGTATTTCTTATTCCACACTGGACACTGAACTTAAAAGACTGTACATGTTCCGTAAAGGAAATGAAACCGCCGAGAAACTAACACCAAAACGTTCGGAAGAACTTTTGATGGTATTTCTTGAATCTCTTGAACCACGTGAAGCGGATGTTGTTATTGGTATTTTCAAAAAAGACCTGGGTGTTAAAGGATTGACTTATAAGTTTATCCGCGATAACATTCCTGATGTATTGTAAACTAACGGAGAAAAAAGAAGTGGGAAAATTTATTCCTAAGTTTCGTTCATTTGAGGATGAACGATCAAATGAATATAATTCGACAAAAGAATTTAATCGAAATAAAAAGCATAAAAAAGAGGCGGCTGAACTGCGTAGAATGCGCCAGCGTCAATCCGAAGATGATGATTATGGTTATGTAGAAAAACGTTACAAGTTGTAAAGAAACAACACTCCGCTTGACTTTTCTTGATAGAACGATTATAATAGATTCATTCTTTCAGGAGGTATTTTATGATGTTCTATGTGAAACAAGAAAAGTCGAAGCCGAAGCTCAAACCAAAAAAAGAGCGTGAGGAATATGCCGCATGGTTGGCCAGCCATCAAACTCCTGTTGCAAAAAAGCAAACTAGGAAACTAAAACCCTGGACGTACGGTTTTTCTGAGCCTGTGCGAGGTACACAAAATATACCATCACTAAATCCATCGATGATGGGTAATGCGCCTTTGCCGGAGCAGAAGGTGTACACAGGTGACAAAATTATAGGTATTACTATTATCCACAAGAGTTGTCTTCAACCAGTATTCAATCAGCAACAAGCAATTGATGCAGCAAATATGCGGAGATAAAAATGATAATCAAAGTTAAGATTCCGAAACCATTCTGTCGTACACCGATTAAGCCTCAACAGAAACATCGGATCGAAACAAAATATACCCGTAAACCCAAACATAATCAAAAGGAAAATTTTAATGACTAAAAGTGAATCGGATGAAATTCAGAGTATCTTGGAAAGCCTGACCTGGGAAGAACTCCAAGAGACTCTTATGCATGTTGAAATGCTGGCCGCACAAAGACAGAATAAAATTGTATCCGAGGGCTCAGATTATGTACAGTGATACACTAAGGCTTGCAAAAGCAATTATCAAAGGTGATCCAGACTTGGCAAATGACATATATTTTGCTTTGGAAGAAGAAATGCTTCAAAAACAGCAACCCTGGGAAGAATTATCCGCTGTAATGCACGAATGGATCAATCCTAAACCGAAAGTTTACGGTCCATGTCTCATTGAAGACGCGGAAGACGGTTCCGGAGACGGAATTCTGACTTTTCCACCCGAATTGATCGAGGAAACGGGATGGAAAGAAGGAGACACACTAAATCTTGAAGTTTCCGAAGTCGGAACGCTAATTATTTCGAAAAAAGAGTAATGTGTGACAAAAAACAACACTTGACTTGACATTTTCTGTGTTTGTGCTAAAATATATACTACAAACACATAAGGAAACACATGCTAGTTGAATCAAAATCTAATCTTGCACGCCTCATGGCTACGGAAAACCTGATTGTCGAACAACGTCAGGTTTCTACTGCATATTTTGACATTAAAAACCGAGTTTTGACCGTTCCTGTTCTAAACGGCAATCTTTCTAATGAACTTATCGACCTTCTCCTTGGGCACGAAGTTGGCCATGCGCTGGAAACGCCTGCACAAGGCTGGCATGACTCCGTGGTCGACCTCAAAGTCAATCGTTCTATTCTTAACGTATGTGAAGATGTACGTATCGAAAAGAAAATCAAACGTAAATTTCCAGGCATTCGTATTTCCTTTATCAAAGGTTATCGTGAACTAATGGAAATGAACTTCTTTGGTACAAAAGGTGATGACCTGAACAAAAGGAACTTTATTGACCGTGTGAACCTTTACACAAAAGGTGGTGCTGCTCAAGGTATTGATTTTACTTCCGATGAATACTCACTTGTTCGTGAAGTTGAAGCGGCTGAAACTTTCGAAGAAACCGTAGCCATTGCCATGAAGATTCAAAAGTTCATGAAAGAAAATCCAGATAGCAACAAGCAAGAACCTGAGATGGGTAATATGAAGCTCATCGATGAAGAAGATGACGGTGAATCTGAAAGTGGTCCGAGTGAAGTGTCATCTGGTTCAGATTCCGGTGAAGAACAGCCTTCCGGTGAAAGTGGAGAAGAACCCGCTGAAGATACTAAACAACGTAAAGGTTCTGGTACATCCGGAGCGAAAAAAAAGAATACTGACGAATCAGATGATGTAGAAATCGAATCTGAGACAGA